GCTTTCTCTTACTTATACTAATACGCAAAAGTAAGCGTTTCAGTCCACATTTTAATAACTTTCGCCGTTAACTACCTGCGTAAAAGCTCTTGCCCAATCCTGCCAATTTTCAAATATTGCCGGGTCAGGAATGGCGTATGGTGCGAAGGCCGTCATAGACGCCACAGATTCGGCGGTAGTTTGCCAACTATCTTCGGTGCTAAAAACGATGTTTTCTTCACCATAAAATATGGCTAAATTGCCATTCCAATCGTCCCAAGACATATAGTCTGGGACAAAAGGAAAGTTTTGCTGAATACTAAGGTCGCTCATCACCAAATTCAGCTGTGATCACCAAACGACCCATTTCAAAGTTGCCATCGATGGTGTTAGATACAAATTGCAGGCGAACCAGACGGTGTTCTACTCGCAAATCAATTTTACCATCCTGCGGATTAAAATAAAATGGTCCAGAGTTTTCTACGTTGGCCTGACCATTGGCAAACTTCCGACCAAGGATTGTCAGCGACATTTCGCCTGTTTGTAGGAAGTTAGGCTCAATTCGACGCAAATGCATGCGGCGATTGACACCCACGGGGTTTTCTCCACTTGGGCTTCCTGAAATCCAGCTAATATCTGACGTTGTGATACTGGAATAAACAGCAAACTCTGCGTTTGTTGTTACTTGGTTTACGCCAAACTCATGCTGCCAAACTGCGTAGCCTCCCGTGACGTCGTATACATATGATCCAACATCTAATGTAGAACCATAAGTTTTGGCCATAGTGACTAAAGTCACGCCCGGAGTACCGATTGTTGTATTGTATATATGCTCAGAAGATACAACCTGATAAACCGTATTCCAATCAGAACTTTTTTGATTACTTACCCAGCTGCCGGGTGAAAAAGTTGACGTTTGATCACCATCAAGATAAAACTGATATGCTGTTGGTGCTGCTTCACTTGGTGGGTTGTCAATTACAACAAACGGATCACTGTAAATCGGATCATAATTCCAACCTGCCCAGATGGGTGTTGGGAAGATTTCAGTGGTGTATCCGCAAGAACGTTGTGCACCAACAGCGGATCCGGCGTCATACCAGATTTTATCTTTTACATTATAGATGATCGCATCGGTACATTCTGTTGCTGTGCCGCGAGGATAAAAGAACCAAATCTCATTGTAGCGTGGTACTTTTGTTGCCCAAACTTTTTGGCGTTGTAGATAATTAATATTATCAAACAGCCAGTTAATGTTTTTATCGTTCGGCAATACAGCAACTTGACCGTTGTACAGATAGAACCTATCAACACCCATCCAGAAATATACACCATCCATTTCAACGACAGCATTCGATGACATGATGGAGATCTGACTGGAAATGATGTCGTATGACCAATAATTTGATGCAGCCTGTGCGTTAAACGACACACGAATAAGGCTATCCGTTGCCCAGAACAGACCAGACGGCGCGTTTGTGCCGCCGCGCATTGGCATACCTTTAACAATTTTAGAGGCGGCCACATTGACTTGGTTGGCTAAAGGACCATTCCAATCAAAAAAGTTATCCGTTGGATTGGTGTTATCTACGTTATTGTTGGCTATATATCCGTGCGAACCGTATACAAAAATAAACGGATACAACATGCAAACACCACCATCAACTTCAATTCGCTGATAAGTGGGGTTTTGTCCGGCGCTATCACTTAAACCTTTAAAGTTCCATTGATAGTTGGCGTCTGGCGTAATCTGACCATACAAAACCTGAGATACTTGCCCGTTATCAATGTTTTGTAGGTTGTAGCCGGGGTGTGCCAAAACGTTAAGCTCGCCACCTTCAGCGTTAAATGCAGCGTCAAATTGCCATGTTACTCGATAAGGGCCTTCTTCATTGTCTGGCACAAACGGCGTTTCTGCCACCCAAATCTTTGTAACCGTGCCTGCTGGCATTGCGGTTGTAAGCACAATCGTGGTGTCTGGGGCTGAATACGTGACACTATCAACCTCATAGATTGTCGGATTTGTTGTTTGCTCAAATATAACCTGAGTGCCAGCTGGGAAAATTGTGGTTACATCGCCAGCTACAACAATATCTGTCGTTGTATTAGACTTAACTGTTGCAAATGTTGTACCTAATAGGATGTTTGCTTGATACGGACCACTACCCAAGGCATAACTAGTGTTAGTATTAAACACGCTAAGTGTTTCATAATTACCAGCAAAAATGTAGTTTACGCCATTGTTAGGCTGAGCAAGCAAACCCCGATAAATGCCGACGTGGGTATTAAAGATCTGGCGATAGCCACCCATCTTTTTGGGAACACCGCGCTGGAAACGACACCAAACACCATCGTTATATTCACTGGTTTCAAAAATAGTACCATCACGCTTAATCCCTGCGGGGATAGAAAGTGTGTATATTTTTGTAAACTGTGTGGTATCTTGCTGAATATCGTCAGCAGCCATTTTTAGAAGCTCCCGCCGGCAATCAATCCAGCAGTAAGTGTTCCATCAACTGTAGCATCGTTGGTTACGTCCAATGTATCAGCTGTTAGTGTTCCACCAACTGTGGCGTTTCCAGAAACATCTACTGATGTTAGTCCCAATGCGCCAGTAATATTAAGATCACCAGAAACATTAACCGTTGCTGTAAAATTTATAATTGGGTCTAGTAGATTGGACCCATCAAATTCAGCAATTTGCACTCCATGGGCAGTCACGCCCATAACATTTGTACCGACTAAATAAAGACCCGTTGATGTGCTATTTGAAAACGAAATGGATGGTACTGCTGCCGAGCCATCAACAGCGTAGACCGTACCTGCCGCGCTTTGATTTAGTGAATATAATGCCTGACCGTCGCTTAGTAGAATTGCGACGCCACCAGCAGACAAAGTAAACGGGGGCTGTGTACTGCCTGAGTTTTGGAACGTAATGTCGTATCCAGCTTCATCAGTATTATTAACCAGCATGTATACCTGAGTGATGGCTGGTAGTGTTACTGCAAGCGTTGTTGTACGAGTTTTACTTTGAGCAATATATGTTTGAATGATTGGCGCAAAAGATACAAGGCTCAGTGTATCTCCGGGAACAGCATCAACATCATATGTAGCTGCAGTAAATGAAACGTTTGCCGCAGTTTGCCAGCCAACGGTTACATAACCAGCCGATGACATGTCATACATAATAAACCCGGAATCGCCCGGATTTGTTTCAATCTGTTCAACACCGTTGATTAATGCAGGGCTTGGCGGCGTGATTATCAGCGTGCCTGTCCCTTGGTTTCTAAATGCAATAAACCAACCCGTTGATAGGTTTGCTGGAATTGGCAGATTAACCGTACCAGCACCACCCTCCCAAACAAATGTGGTTGCACGGCTTGCGTCGTTAATTGTTGGTGTAGCAGAAACCGTTGCAATATTTTGGGTCGTTGCAAGTTTGCCATTGATTGTGGTCAAACCATAGCTTGCTAGTGTTGTGGCATCAGCGTATGAAGTGCTTGCCCCAAACGTAATGTTTTCCCAAACGCCTGCAGCCGTTGTATTGTCAGTTAGATAGACATATTTAGCCAAACCCGCGGTAATCGTAAGCGATTGACCACCATCGGCATCCACGACATTGAATGAAAATGCACCAAGGTTGCGGAACAAAATATCCGCGCCAAGTGTACCTTCATCTGCGGGTGGGAGTGTAATCGTAAGACCAGCAGCCGACGCAACGCAATCGATAATACGTGCAGCAGGCACTTCAGGTGGATTTACTGCTGCAGGCCAAGCCAGCGTTTGTGCAGTGCTAAACGAAAGCGGATAGTACGATACGTCGGTTGGCGTAACGACTGTGCCTGTAAAGGGGGAAACGTAGGTAGGCGTGGTCATGTATTAGGGTTCCTGAACAGAAACGTTGCGATCAACGCGACGAGAATTGTCTTCTTTCTTAAGTGCGGTAAGTGCATCGGTATAGTATTGCTTCCAAACCGGCAACTTATCCAACGCCTTTAAATAGCCTTGAGCTTGCAGCAGAGTGCCATAAAGCATCGCTTGAGGTGCGACCGCAGTAAATAGATTTTGTTGATTGGACTCATCCAAAGGCTGAATTTCAGCGTAATAAATTATCTCAACAGGGTATTCTTGATC